CTGGCAGGATTGATGCCGTCCAAGTCCCTGTTATGCAGGTTGTAACCGTGCCGCCACTTGTGGGCTCTTCCGTGATCCGATAGTCAGCCGACAAAGGCCCAGATGTCAAACCAGTCACAAACCCGTCAGACAAAAGCCGCGTTGTGTCAAACCGAAGCGTTCCAGCCGTCACCCCTGTCAAAGCCACCGTGCCGACCGTCGCATACGTTCCAGATGATACGCCGAACGTGGTTGGACCGCTTGTCCCAGATGGCAAGCCAGAATTGATAGAATTCAGCGCCGCATTGGCCGCATTAGCCGAAGCCTGCGCTGCAAGGATTTGATTGAGCAAATTGGTCTGCTCAATGTTAACCGCAGTAAGCGACGCAAACTGATCCTCAATCGATTTAAGAACCAACGCCCAATAAATTGAAAACGACGTGCTGGCCGTGCCATTCTGCGCAACAATCCTGTCTTGCCGATTTAACGGGGGAATAGCCACTAGAACGCCTCGTTTATGTAAATGCCAGACACCCGACGCGGAACGGGATCACTCACCCGCATTTCACCAATCATCCCCGGCCCCTTGAATTGACCGCAGCGATTGAACTTGACCCGTTTACCGTAGTTTCCAGCCAATCCCAAGCTATCAGACCGCCAAGGCCCCCAAACCTCGCCGCCATCGCGCGAAAAGCGAACGTTGACAATCGGATTGGAGCCCTGCCCCGTTTCGGTGGCATAGCCCGTGACCATCTCGATCCGCAGCATATTGACCATGAGGCGAAATCCCGTAATCGGAGCGCCAAACGTCAAGAGCCCGATAATCGGTTGGCCGTCATCGGTGAATATATCTTGGCTCAGCGTGTAGAGCGTGCCGGTGTCTGTATCACCGACAATCGGCTCATCATTGAAGCCTAAGCACCCAAGCCCCGGAAGCCACCTGTCAGCGTCATAGCTTGACCATTGCGCCCAACGTTGCGTGGTGATGTCATAAACAAACGTGCCCTCATCCCCGATGGTCAGGCAATAGAATACATGGCCCTGCCAAGGAAAGCCCCAAGCGTAAACGTCAGACGTGGCCACCTTGGCAATGCGTTCTGAGATATAACTATCAGACAATGCCATTGGCACGTCACCGCCGCGATACACGATCCGATCTTCACCCACCCAAAATGCGGTATTGTCCAAGGCAACAATCGTATCACGAGACAAACAGCCTCGCTCATAAGCCCGCCCAACCTCGACCGCAAAGGGTGCCTCACTATCGCCCGAAGGATAGCGGAACTCGATTGACCGTTCGCCAAAGTCCCAAATGCGACCACCAACCACATCAGAAGCTAACAGCCGATCCGTTGACGATGATGCACTATCAAAGTTTAGCGCATCCCAAGTCGTTGGCGTGGTGTCTGGCGTCCAAAACCGCTTCTGCGTTCCACCTGCTACACACAACCAATATCCGGCCAAATGACCTACCCAAATGGGGTTCGTGAACGGTAGCGTAACCGTCGACAGAGCCCCGCCCGTGGAGTATTGCAACAGCGTGCCGTCAGCAATCATCACGCCAGCCAGATTGCCCGCAATGATAACCCGCCCCGTTCCTGCAACCGTGCCAATGCTTGTAGCTACACCCGATGAGTTGATCCGAAACGCCGTTGTTCCAATAACTGCCACAATGTCGCCATTAAGACAGCCAGGAGCCCGATAGATACCCCGAAGCGCACCCGCACCGACGCGAAACATATTTAGACCCGGACGCGGAATCCAAATCTCGCCGCTTTCAGATGTGGCTGATTGCTCCCAGTAATAATTCTCGACACGGCTTTCCGGCATTTGAGCCGACGTGCGTTTGTAAGGGGAGGAACCAATTCCAACTCTAGGCATCCATTTCCCCTAAAATGAGCGCATCATCCAACATGGCTTGCGTCAGTTTTTCAATTTGGTAGTTTACCGCCCCACCATTACCTTGTGGGATAGTACCCGTTGTTGCCCCGCCGTTGCCATGTGGGATCGTGCCAAACATTGCCCCGCCAGAACCTTGCGGAATAAGGCCAGATATAGCCCCGCCAGAACCTTGCGGAATAAAATTAGACGCCGCGCCGCCATTGCCTTGCGGGATTTGTATGCCAGTTGGAGGCGGGTTATAGACCGCGCTAAACGATGACGTTCCGGCAAAAACCGCTGATGCAGGAACAACTAACTGCGATGTGGCATTGAACGACGATGTGCCGTCAAATGAAGCCGTTGCTACTAGGACACTGGCCGATGTAGCCGAAAAGCTAGACGTCCCAGCAAAAGAGGCCGTGCGCTCTAAAACAATTGCAGCGGTGGCACTAAAAGACGATGTGCCTGCAAACGATGCAGACGGATTTGTTATCGCCCCTTGATTAGATAGAAGCAGGAGCAACATGATTTAGCCCCCGCTAGATACCTTCGATCTCGTCAATCGTTGTTTGGGTTTCGGTAATTTTCACGTCAATTTCAAGCACCCGCTCGACAAGCCCGCTAGCAAAAGCGGTTGCCCGCTCTGCCTGTAAGCTAGTCACTAGGTTCTTGAGAAGCGTAATTAGCTCTGAGGTTTTCATCAGATCACCATTTGCCGCAAGAGGACGTTTGAAGTGTTAAGAAGCATGTAGACGTAGAAAATATCCGTTGCGCCGTCTCTGTAAAGCACATCAAACGCCGTATCACCTACGATTGCCGCGCCTTGCGGGTAGAGCATTGTTCCCCAAGGAAACATTTCTTGGCGCACAAAATCATACGCGAACCAACGACCAGTCACGTCTTTTTGCATATACAGCTTGTCGTCATGAAGCGCGTATTTTGAGCCAGCACCAAACACTTCCGTCGCAGGTGCATAAGTGATGGTCGCCCATGTGTTGCCCGCGATGTCATAGCGATGCAAGGCAGCACCTGCCGCACCCGCAAAGCTGTAGATATATCGTCCTACGATGATGGCGCTCTCGTTATTCCAATCGGTCGCGCTAGACGTGTTAACCCAGTGCGCCGACATACCTGCGCCGGGGGCTGCTGCACGAGCCGCAACAGGCGACAGCGTGGACCAAGTATTTGCGCCAATATCGTAGCGGTACATGGTGACGGCGTTGTTGCCGAGCAGGTAGATGAAATTATCGTTGCCTTCGATAACATACTGAGATGTTGCGTCAGGCGTCGTGGTCCAAGTCGCCACTGTCAAGGTGTCAGCGGTGTTAGCGGTGATTGTGCGGATTTGGCCCGCACCCGTTCCAGCCGTAATTCGCACTTGGCTGTTGATCCATTGCGAAGCCGCCCAAGTCTTACCCGTTTGAACGATAGTGGTTGACGTGCCAGATGTTGCGGTGCCTGTTGCGAACGATTTGAAAGCGCCGTCAACAATTGAAGGCGTGGAGACTAGCTTAGCATCGGTGCCGATGGTTGCAGGCAGAACGGCGAGCGAGGTCCAAGTGTTCGTTGCGTAGCAGTATTTGCGGAACGAACCCGCCGCAATCGTAGCCGCCGCGCTCACGAACCAAACTGGCGTGAGTAGGCGATAGACAGTCGAAGCGGAGAAGGCGACACCTTGCACCGCAACGGTGATGACTGCGTTAGTGCCGATTGTGTTGCTTACGATGTCCAGCACTGCGCCGTTGTTAGGGCCAGCCAGAATGTGAACCTTATACCCGCGCAGATCGCGTGCTAATGGTTGGTTGGTTGTGATGGTTGAAGTCGTGCCAGCCGTAGCCGTCAGCGATACCGCGCCGACCGTGTTCCCAGTGGAAAACGACCCAGCCACCGCAGCAGAACCTGCCGCCAAACCAGCAGCAGGTAGAGCAGGCGATGGAATGTTGATCCAGCCATCTTCGGACGGGTTATAGATTGCCGCTTGTGTGATGGACGGGATGTAAAGCTGTTGCTGCCTGAAATGGCGGCTTGAAGCAATCATAGACCCCGCCACCGACGCCGTAAGCGCAGGTGCCATAAACTCCCAACGCTTTGCATCGAGGATTTTGCGATTACCGTTTGTAGTAGGCATTAGGTCACCACTATATTTCTACGCAAGTTGTCAGCTTGCATGTGCATGAGAGATGGGATTTGGTCGTTAGCCGCAAAGCCGCCGAT